GCGCATGCGCGGCAAAGCTGGAAACGTTCTTTTTGATATCCTGCGCAGCCCAATGATTGATGAACCGACGAAGAAATATATGTCTGACCGCGTAAGGCGATTTGACAAAACACGTAGACAGCGGGATGATTTATCGCCGGGTCATCAAAAGCTTTTGTACAAGAAAAAGAAGTACCGCAAACCTTTGACAAAAGATGTCGATGTGGAAATCATAGAAAGCCCTCATGCGGTTTACCGGCGTAAATTGCGCGACATTGATATCAATAGAATGGTCAATCAGATTACTGAAGAATTGGCTTGCAATCTTGACCCACAAGCCCCAGCCTGTCCCGTGCGCAGAAGGAAGCGAAAACCTAAGTTGAAGGATTTTGATGAACATATAAAAGGCCCAGCAGGAACGGCGGTTGTTGAATACGACTTGACAGAAAACCCAGCAGATGCGTTTATCATAACTCAATGGAAGTGATTTATGAACGACAAATTTCCAAAGGGTAAATTAAAATGAAGTTGGATACGTTGAAGGGCGTCGTTAAGGTTGACAAAAGAATAAACGATAAGCAACACAAACGAATGATTGAAGTTTTGTGGCGTAATCCAGAAATCTTGAGGCGCGCATTATCGCTTCCTTTTATATGGATAAGAACAATGGAGTACGTATTTGATCCGGCCACTCAAGAAAAAATAGACCTTGTCTTCCAAGATAAGTATAATGAGTATCGAGCTGAACCAGATACTGTTTGCTTTGTTGTTGAGCTGAAGAGCGACACGGCTGATCATGAAGTCATTGGGCAATTGAAAAAAGCCGTTCAAACGATGCAAAAAAAAGGCAAAAAAATTGGGCATTGGCATAAGACGGTTGGAATTTCTATTGCGAAGGGATATACAAATTCTGGTTTGAAGTTGTTATGGGAGGAAGGTTATCGGGCTTTTCAGTGGATTGATTCTGGGAAAGAAGTACGTTTGAAGGAATTAAGCGATCCAACTATCATACCTAAAAAACAACCAGAAACAAGCACGTTGAGCAAGTCGCTTCTTCAGCGGCTGAAGGCGGTGTCAAAAAATACGGATTAACGTCTTGCCAAGATATTTTTGATTGCTTCGTCAAGTAGTGCAGGAATATAGATTCCAGTCAGGTAATAAATTTCAGGAATCAAACTCAAATCTCGGATAAAGTGAATCCCATTTTCCCAATTCGCAATACGCTGCCAATTGTATTTTTCAGTATCAGTTGCTGTTTGTGTAAGTTTCTTTTTCTTTTTTAGTTTCAGGAAACGAGCCAGCTCTGTACGTTTTAAGCCTTTTTTGATGCGTGCTTTTTTGAGCAATTTTCCAAATTCTTTTTTGATTGTTGATGAACGAATTTTGACATGTAACGACTCATCATTCTTCGGGCCAACGATTGACACTTTCAGTTTCTTTGACATTTTTTGTATCTCCAAACTATCAGTGTAATTTATATGGAAAACATATTGTTTTGTCCTTAAAACATTATACCACTGAGCGTTAAGTTTTTGTTAAAAAAACAAGAACTTTTTTATATTTTATTTTAACATGAACGACCTTCTATGGTTGTTCTTCGACCTACCCATATGTTGATGATGTAAGCTGGCGCTCCAAGGCGTCCGTCTGTCATCGGAGCTTTACATAAGTCATTGAGAAAGGAGAGATTAAATGAGCAGAAGTCTCGAAGATGAAATCCAAGCCCTTGAAAAAAGGTTGGGCACGGATGAAAGTCGTGAGGCTGAATCGCTCACGGCTGAGGACGAGCTGAGAAAAGAAATTGCCCAGCTTGAGGATGATTTACTCGAAGATGAGATTATCGAAGATGATATTATAGAAGATGACGACATTGGCGACGAAGTATTGGACGAAGAAGTCGCTATGGCACCGATGGCTGCTGATGCGGACGCTGAACTGGAAAAAGAGGCAGAAAAAATTGAGAGCGAGGATGAAAAAGTGATTAAAGATAGCAATGAAGAAGTAACAGACGTCAATGATTATGGAAATGAAGACCTTAACACAAAAGTTTCACGTCAACTCCTTCAACTCGCAGCAGCAATTACAAACCCCGTAGAAGATGGATTTATTGATCAGGACTTTGATGAAGTTGAAAAGCTTTTCAACGTCCAAGATGAGACAGATTCAGGCCCAGACGGGGATGTCCTTCCGGTTGTTGATAAGAACACAGATGTAGATGAATCAGACGTTGGTTACACTGCACGCCTGAAAGAAGCATCTTATCGACTTGACCGTGTTTGTAATTACCTTGAAAAGAAGGGCGGCAAGTGGATTAAGGTTGCTTTCCGTTTGGACAAGCTGAACAACGTGATTGATGGCGAGAGAGAAAGAGTTGCTAAGCGCATTGCGTCGCGTGGCTAATTATTAACAGGTACTGATAAGGAGGATAAAAAGAATGGAAAAAAGGATTCGGCTTACTGATCCACGGCACCCGCGCAATCGCGCTGCGGCTAAGGCGGAACCTTATCCGGGCATGGTTGGACAACCTGATCGTAAGTTCCAACCAGACGACAAGTACGAAAATTACGTCGAAGTTCCCGGTTGGGAAACGCAAGAGTTGCCCACGGACATTGACGACAAGCGCGACGAGATTGGTTTTCCGGTAATGAAGAAAGCTACAGTCGCGAAGGTCCGTAGCGCTGCTCAAAAAGCGGTCCGTGCTGCTATTCTATTCCTTGGCGACAAATCACCGGAAAGCGTTGTTGAAGCGCAAGCCCGTGATTTTATGCGCCTTGGGAACAAAGGGCTTGATTTGGCTCTGAGTCGTTATCAAGAAACGGCGAAGTTCTATGCTCAGAAGGAAGAGGACGACACCGTTGCGGATGACGATTTCATTGAGAAGAAAAAGGAAGAGTCAGAAGCAAAGTCTCCAGAAGAAGCAAAAAAGAACATCGAAAACAGCAATATGCCTGAAGCTTTGAAAGAACAGGCGCTCAAGAAGGTTGATGAAGAAGGCAAAAAGAAGAAAAAAGCTCTTCAACTGATTGCTGAAGCCAATGCTCTTCTCTCGGAAGATGAAGAGGCTCAGGACGAAGAGGAAGAAGCTTGCACGAAAAAGTCAGAAGATGAAGAAGTAAAAGAGGAAGCTCAGGACGAAGAGGAAGAAGCTTGCACAAAAAAGTCAGATGATAATCAAGATGAAGAGTCTGACGAGGACAAAGATATAGGAGCAAAGAAATCAGAGGACGAAGAAGTAAAAGAAGAAGTTCAGGAAGAAGAGACTGAGAAGAAAAAGTCAGATGATGATGACGATGATGACGACGATAAAGAAGAAGTGGTTGTGGAAGAAACTGTTGAGGCAAAGAAGAGCGGCGATGCTGAGCTGGACATTGAGATGAGCGCAGCCGATGAGGGTTTGGAAGAAAGCCCGTCCGAAGACAAGCTGCTTGCTTCGCTTTACGAGGCTCAGGAAGAGGAACCTGAGAAAAAGGAAGAGGCTCAGGAAGAAGAGAAAGAAGAAGCACAAGATGAAGAAGAGCCAGAGAAGAAAAAGAAGGCTGGAGTCAAAAAGCTTGGCGGTCAGCCCAGAGTTGCTTCTTCTGGAAATCCTCTCGATCTTTCGAGTTTGTGGAACAGTGCGCCTGATATCAATGAACTGTGGGATAAGTAACTTAGGGTTGGCGTCCCCGAAGGACGTTTACAATATAGGGAATTTTGAAAGGAGATTGAGTTATGCTCACGATTCTAATTCGCACTCAGCTCAACTCGATTCCTGTTCTCGCTGATGTTTGCTTCACAAAAGCGAACTATGGCGTGAACACGAATACGACGTTGTCTGTCAACACTCCGCGCGGTGTGTTGGGCGGCTCTATTGCTGCGATCAGTGCGGGTAACGACTACACGGTTGTTCCGGGTCATGTTGACCTTGAACCCGTGGGTCTGTTCGTCAACGATGCAGCTGGCGCGGCGTTCGAGAATGCTCCGGCGGTTGCGTCTGGCAAGGTTGCGGTCATCAAGGGCCAGCCCTCTGTCGAAGTTGACGTGTACGAAACCCGCAACCAAGCTGGCACTGCCGATCTGAGCTATGCCGTCGGAAACTTGCTCTATTCTTCGGCTCAGGGATTCCTGACCAAAGAAAAGCCTTCCGATGTCGGTGGCTCGATTGATACCATTATTGGTATCACAACCAAGGCACCGTCCACGGCAAGCCCAACCATCGGTCTTGACATGCGCATCTAAACGCATGACGCGGAACACGCTATGTTCCCCAGCGTGTAATAAATCGGGGTTTAGATAAGGGTGTTGCGAAGTAAGGAGAGATTTGATTGTTCCCAATCGCTCATTCAATGCAGAACAACATCCTTGAGTGGTCTACAAGGCCGCTCAAAAAAGAACGTTGGAAGCTTACGGTCAGCGTTGACCACTTCCATTTTGATAAAGGAGAATGAACATGGCCCAGTTGGACAATCAGACCAAGCAGGAAATCATCAGTCAGTACATCAAGACTGCCGCTGGTCGCCAACGCTTGGCCGCGTCCATGATTCAACCCCTCCGCCGTCGTAGGGATTACTCGTCTGTTGGCCGCAAGGCTTTCTATGTCGAGCAACTTCCCGATGGTGCGCTTCCTCTTTACGACAAAGATCCAAATATCACGGCCTACGTCGTTGGAGAAGAGGGGGAGAACATTGTCGCAGTCGCCAAGCCAAAGCGCGTGATGTTCCCGCTGTTCGAGATTGCTTCGAACCCTGAAATCCAGCTGACCGAGATCAAGCAGCGTCGTTTCGATCTGATCGAGCGTTCTCTTGACCTCGCGAAAGCGGAAATTCAGGCCGAAGAAGACCGTAAGGTTTTCGCAGTGATGAACGCACTTTCGGCAGACCCCACCAACCCCAACCCCGCTATCCCCGTCACGGGCAACCTGACGGCCAATGCGCTTGCAGATGCTTTTGCAAATATTGAGCGTACGGATATGCGCGTGGCCAACGTGTTCTTGAATGCTAAGGACTACGCTGACCTCCGCAAGTGGGATCGGGACACCTTGGACATCGAAACTCAGGCCGTCTTGCTCAAGACTGGTCTGATGGCGACGGTCTGGGGTGCAAAACTCATCGTCAGTCGTATCGTGCCGGAAGGCACCGTTTACGTCTGTGGTGAGCCTGAGTTCTTCGGTAGAATCCCCGTCCGTACCGAACTCACCGTGCTGTCCGCTGATGATCCGAAAAACCGTCTTATTGGTTTCTCGGTGTTCGAGAACATCGGCATTGGTGCGTACAACCCGTACGCATTGCAGGTGCTCACCATCACGCGTACGTAAAAGCGCAGTGTAGTTGTGGGACAACCAACCCAAGTAGAAAAAGCCTCGGCTTTGCCGAGGCTTTTTTCTTTTCCACTTGCATAATTTTTTTATATTCGTTCATTAAGTAGGAGCATTGTCCTTGGCGATATCATCGGAGAAAACGAAAGCAGGCCATCGGATAGTGATCGTCATTTGCTGCGATTTTTGATCAATGCTTTATGAACGTTAGAATGGCCCATAGATGGGCTTTATGAATTTTTTATTTTTCCATCAAAACTTTGTCTTGACGGGACTATAATAAATTATGAGCGCATGCTTCAACAGTTGGCGGATGCAAGTTGTCACTTCCTGTCCGGTAAATAACAAACAACAAACCAAGAAAACAAACCAAAACCGAGACAGATTTTTCAATACAACAAGCATTGTTCCACTGTTCTTGCTTGGCGAAAAGTAATCTTGAAAAAGTTTGCGCTGGTAACTCTACGCATTGCGTTGGGTTACAAAAGCGGTTTGGAAAAACTTTCGCTCGAAGACGCATAATTCTTTTATAGTCGCCAATCTGATGAGTCCAAACTTTTGGCGAAGGCAATCAGATGATATTGAACACGCCAATTCACACCTGCAAATCATACGAGAAGGAGGAAGTTTATGTCGCCGCACGAGAAGCGCAAAGGTTGGCATATCAGGCAATCTTTTTCAGACGACTTTGTGGACTTGATGCACAAGTTGGAGAAAAAGTACGGCGACAAGATTTTTGCAATCCAAGGTATCGCGAACGATCACCTCGATCTGGTGCAGTTCAGCAGAAGTTTCTTTGCAAAGTCGGCCAGTAACGTAGCAGATGTAAGCGTTGACGGCAACGCCAACGTTACTGAAAAGAACATCATGCAATATAACTATGAAGCGGGAAAGGCTCTTATGAAACTTAATAGCCTTTACCTTCTTTACAAATGGGTCAAAAAATTCTGGAAAAGAGAAGTAGCAGCCGAAGCATTGGAAAAGGTCGTCAACGGCGAGTTGTTCGTTAACGACCTTGTTCATTTCGGGATGCCGTATTGCTATGCCTTTGATCTCCGGAGCCTTCTGACTGAAGGGATGAATTTTTACAAAGGCAATATGCCGATCAATCCGCCAAAACGCAGTGACTCTTTCTTTGCCTTGCTTATCCAGACGACGGCGTATATCAGCAACCAGATTCTTGGAGCGGCTTCATATCCTGATTTTTTTGTCGTTTTGGATTGGTTCTATCGCAAGGAAATGGGCGAGGATTATTCTGACCAGTTGAATGATAAGACAATATGGAAAAGAATCAAAAACCAATTCCAAAATCTTGTCTTCAGTTTCAACTTTCCCTTTCGCGGAAATCAAAGTGCCTTCACCAATTTGTCGGTGATGGACGAGGGTTTTTTGCAGCAACTTTTTGGCAAAGGAGCTTACACCTATCCAGATGGTACTGATCCCAAACTGGAAAGTGTTTTGAAATTATCGAAAAAGTTCTTTGAGTACTATGCTGAAATCAACGGCAAGGAAGGAATCTTTACATTCCCCGTTATGACATTGGCAATCAGTATTGACAAAGATACTGGAAAATATATTGATCCAGAATTTGTAGATTGGGCGGCAAAAGCAAATTGCAGTAAAGCGATGGCAAACATTTTCCAGAGTGTTCCAAATTCGTTTTCAAGCTGTTGCCGGTTAAAAAGTGAATTTCAGATTGACGAAGTGGGTGCAGATGGTTATCAAAACAGTTTTGGCGTTGGTGGTCTTTCGATTGGAAGTCATCGCGTTGCAGGTTTGAATCTTCCGCGTATTGCGATTTTGGAGAAAGAGAACCCAAATATCCTTGAAGAAGACATTGAGTTGTTGCATAAAATCCTTTTGGCGCATCGGCGTTTAATCCAGCATCATATTGACAACAAAGCGCTCCCGCTATATGAGACGGGCTGGATTCATTTGAAAAAGCAGTACAGTACGATTGGGTTTGTTGGCGGATATGAATATGTTGTCAACAAGGGCTTGAATATTAAGTCTGATGAAGGTATAAAAGCCTTGACTGATGTCTTGACTTTTGTTGAATCGAAAATTGGCCATTGGCAACGGGAAGAGAAAGAGGACGGGAACATTTACAATATTGAGCAAATCCCTGCTGAGTCCATGGCGGTGAGGCTTGCGAAAATTGATCATATTTCTGGGCACAACCCGAAAAATTTCAAGCTTTACTCCAACCAGTATATTCCATTGATTGAAGATGCGAGTATTTACGACAGGTTTCGGATTCAGGGTAATATCGATGCGTTGACTTCCGGCGGTGCGATTTTGCACTTGAATATTGACGATGAAAAACCGCTGAGCGCAAAGCAATTTCGCAAAGTAATCGAACATGCGAAAAATTCTGGCACTGTTTATTTTGCTGTGAATTATGCTTACAGTGAATGCGAGAAAAAACACTATGTTGTCGGAAAGCGTAAGAAATGCCCCGTTTGTAAAGCAAAGATTACTCAGCAATATACCCGTGTTGTTGGTTTTGTGACGCCGGTGAGAAGCTGGAATTCCGTTCGGCGTGATTATGAATATGAAAATCGAGTGTTTTACTCGAATGAAAACGCAGTCAATGGAACGTCAAAGAAGAAAATCCTCAAACCTCAACCAGCGAGTGTATGATATGCAAATTGCAAGTTTTGTTCGCGATTCGTTTCAAGAGTTTGAAGATCATCATTCTCTGGTCCTATTCTGTAAAGGCTGCAATTTTTCCTGCCCAGAATGCTACAACTTGAAAAGTCTCGAACAACCGCCTATCGGGACAGCGGTAAACATTATCAAAGCGGAAATAACGCCCATGCACGACGCTGTGGTTTTTCTTGGAGGCGAACCTACCATATGGAGCAATGGCTTGCTAAAAGCCGCCGTTTTTGCCAAGAGAAGCATGGATTTGAGCGTCAAAGTTTTTACGAATGGATTCCAACCAGACGTGGTTGAAAGGTTGATTGCTGCCGAAGTTGTAGACGCTTTTAGTGTCGATTTTAAGTGCCTTGAAGCAGTAAAGGAAGTCATTGGAGTCGATATTTCAGCAGAAAAATACATTTCCACAGTCACTGACACAATCAACATAATTCGTGATTCAAACATCCCAATTGAACTGCGTACAACTTCATTTAAGTCGGTGCGTAATATGGACTTACTCAAATCTCATGTTGGAAATACTTTTCCAAATGTGCGTCATATCATTCAAGAAGATTTCTCTCCGATGCTTGAGAATGTCCTGTAGAATGCATAATTTTTTTATATTTATCTATTTAATGACAAGCTATCCGTATATGATGGTATCGTTAGTTGATGCCCCAATGGGGCAAGGAGGCAGTTATGGCAGGCCCAACAGAACCAACTTATCGGGCTAATCCAACGGACAAGCAGCAGAAGGACATTGAGGACGCGGAATTTGATAGCACCATTCCCGTGATGGATGATGACAAAACCAAGAACATCGGAAATCCACTTGGCGCTGGTCAGAACATGGTTCAAGGCGACGAGGGCCAAATCACTTATCATGACGACAAATATGGTTATGATATGAGTGAATTGGTTGGCCGCAAACGGAATGGTTGGACCAAATGGCGCGGACAGTAAACGATGTTCGTTTTGCCCAATTCTGAAACCGACGTCTACGGTATGGACCCGATCAATTTTTTCAAACGGGGCGATGAAGTTGCGTACCGTGGCGTTGACTTGACAACGTTTTCTGGCGTCGTAACTTTTGTTGATAAGCCGATTCGGAAAATTCATGTTTCGTGGATGGGCAATATCAAACAACACGACCCGGAAGAACTGGTTTTGTTCCCGTTTGGTACTGATCAAAAGAATATGGCAGAACGGTATCTGGAACAAACGGTAGGTGAGATAAGCCGTAGAAAAGAAAGAATGGGTTCAGATAGAAGCTACAAAGAGTCTTTTACCAAAGATGTTTTTCAACGTAAGATGTCGCTTGAGTTGGCGTTAGTTGCAAAGATGATTGATGATATGAACTATTGAAAAGGAGATTGCTATGAGAACAGTTTTGGTTGTGGCGTTTTTAATTTCATCGGTACTTATGATTGGTTGTGAAGCTCCCAATTTGGGCGGTTTGAATGTTCAAGGTTCTGCAATCAATGGTGGTGGTCAAGTGACCGTTGCTGCTATTCTTGACAACCGGCCTATATCAGATGTCCCCAAGGACATCGCACAAATCAAGGAGATTGTAAAAGAGATTCGTAAGTTCCTTGAAACGGGAAAAGTTTCTGACCTGACAATGGGCGAATTCAAAAACGCAATTGACAAACTCATTCCAGTTCAGTACCGGCCATACTTCAACGGTATTCTCGCAGCAGTGAGTAATATCACCGTTCCAACGGACAAGATTGGACCGGACAATCTATATCGTATTAAAGAAGCCTTGGACGGCATTGACTATCGCGTGAACCGTTATAACATCGACTACCATCCCCCCATGACGGAACTTCAAGAACGGGGCTTTGGGTTAACTGAAGTGCCTGAACTTGAGGTGGAATACGAGATTCGACCCAAGCGGCGAATCTTGCGCGGGAATTAAGTAGTCGGAGGAGGAATGGTTTGACGCGAACCAACAAGGCAGGTGGGTTATTCCTGCCTGCCTTGTTCTATTGGAGAATAACTATGAGTGGCAAAAAAGGTTGTTTGCTTGGCTGGCTTATGGGCAATGGCGAGACAGGGACGCCAGACATTCCTAATCCGCCATCGCCGCCACCACCATCTGGAACAGGAAATATGAATAAAAAAGCACTCCTTATTGGTATCAATAAATATCAAATGCCCGGAGCGAATCTGAATGGCTGTGTGAATGACGTAAACAATATGTGGGACATACTTGTAAACAAGCAAGGTTTTGAGCCTGATAACATCCGCATGGTTACAGATGAACGCGCAACCAAGGCAAATATTCTTTCCCGTCTTGAATGGCTTGTAGCTGGTTCGAAGGCTGGTGATTTGCTTATCTTTCAGTATAGCGGACACGGTTCCCAAGTGAGAGATAGGAACGGGGATGAACTGAATGACCACATGGATGAAATACTTTGCCCGACAGATTTGGATTGGGATGACCCACTGACTGATGATATTGTGGCAACTTATTTCAAGCGCATTCCTAAAGGTGCGTTCCTGACGTTCATTTGTGATGCTTGTCACTCTGGGACAATGGATAGGAGTCTCGTTTCTCCCAATAGCAATCCACACCCAACGAAGGAACGTTTCTTGCCACCACCGGCAGACATCTTAGCGCGGTCAAGAGGCAGAGATTTGAAAACCAAAAAGGTTGGTTGCAGAAGTTTGTTCAAGAGCAATGGAAACGTAACATATTCTGAGCAACGGCATATGCTTCTCTCCGGTTGTCGTGATGATCAAACAAGCGCCGATGCTTTTATTGATGGAAAGTATCAAGGCGCAATGACGGCAAGCTTGTTGAAGATGTTGAAAACGCACCCAGATGCTTCTTGGGTACGTGTTCACGAAGAGATGTTGAAGTATTTGTCAGGTAGTTTTTCTCAGGTGCCTCAATTGAGTGGGCCAAAGCCTGAATTGGAAGCAAAACCTTTTTCAAAGAGCTGAAAAATGAATCATGAAGAGATTGCCGAGCGGATAGCAAAAAGCTTTTCTTCTGCAAGTTTCAAAAAGATCATGTATTACGAGAAAGCCCCTCGCGGGTATTTCTTTCTTTTGACGTGGCGTTACAATTTGGGGACTACGCCAAAAATAGACGATGTGAAAACTGCTATTGAAAAGATGAAGAAAGATTTTAATACGGACTTTGCCAAAGTCAAGAAGTTTGGCGCGTTCAGCGAAACATCATCTTCAGGGCATGCTTTGACGGGTCGCGGCTTGAGGATGGAGTATTCTGTCTCCTCTACTTTGTCAATTGAAGAACCGGAAAGAAACAAGATCATTGACCAATTGGAAAAGATGGGCTTTGATTGGGGAAACAAATGAAAGTAAAACCAGAGCACAAGTATTTCAAAAACAACGCTCAAGTTGTGAAAAAGACAGCGAATGTCAAACAGGAAGAAGGCGCAGGACAAAAAGTTGGAGCACCTGTCAAAGTCGAAATCAAAGATGAAAAGGAATAACAATGGCGGATAAAAAAAGCTGGTTCAATGTGATCATTGGCGCTTTGGGAACACTTCTTAATTGGTTTTTGCGGAGAAAGCAGAACCAGCAAGTTGATCAACAACAGGAACAGAACCAGCAGGATGTTCAGAACGAAGAAGGCAAGGTTGATGGAGAGCACCAAGAAATCGACAATGGGCCTTCAGATGTAACAACGACGCCTGATGGTGGTTTGAACTTTGATGAGTTCAATAAGGGCGAAAATAAAGATGAAAAGGAGAAAGAGAAATGAGATGGTTAGTCCTTTTGCTTCCGTTGTTGCTTGTGGGTTGTATTAACGTTAAGGTGGAAATGCCCAAGGAAGTAGAAAAGAAATACGTCTTTGAAAGATACCCGACCTATCCGGTTGCTGAAAAACCAAAGCTTGAAAACGTCCGTGGTGCAGAAATGCATCCTTGGAAAGACGCAGCGACGTTTGCCGGTGCAAAATTGAAAGGTGCAGACAAAACGAAGTTTGATGAACTTTCAACCAAGGCCAAAACAGATGAAAAAAATGGTCTGAAGAAAATCAAGGATGGCTACGACGGCTTAATCAAGTGGGGAAAGAAAAACGAAGCGACGGTTAAATCGTATAATGAATTTGCTGAAAAGAAAAACGAACGACTCAAAGACAAGGAGAAATGAGATGCGTAAATTGGTGGTATTTCTTGCTATTGTTGCAGTAATGATCGTGGGTTGCGGCGAGGTTGAAGAGGTTAAGCCGGAGACGAAACCGGAGCCAACAGTAGAGAAAAAGGCCGAAGAACCCAAGGCAGAAGAGAAAAAAGAAGAACCCAAAGTAGAACAGCCGAAGGTGGAAAAGAAGGCCGAAGAACCCAAGGCAGAACCCAAGGCAGAAAAATAATTTACATTTTTTCTAAAAAGAACTTGAAAGTTTGCCGTCATAAGTGTATAATGTATTGATTGGATTGATCTTTTACAAACGTTGCGGAGTGGAGAAGTAGAATCTCGTCTGGCTCATAACCAGAAGGTCGCTGGTGCAATTCCAGCCTCCGCTACCAGACTGACAAGTGGGTTAGTTCCACTTTTTGGTTAGCTCAGTGCCGATTAATGGCTAAACAGGGAAACCCCGCTGAGCTTTGAAAACAGTTCTCGCTGAAGCCGAAATATCAAAGGGCGCTTTGCGGGACGGGCCTCCGAGAACACACGACGCAGTTCTCATGGGAGCCGTGCGAGGACTTAATATTTAAGGTGAGTGAAATGTTTTGTTTTAGATTTGCCGAACAATCTGCCTCGTTACTCATGCGAAAGCATGAGCGCGGTATTGCCGCGTCGGGGCGACTTATTTTGTCACCCAGTTTGACAAAACAAGAAGTCGTCCTGAATACGAATGATACCAGTTGACAAGGTTCGGCGAATGAAGAAAAATGAACGCCGGACCTTGAAAAGTTCGGCGTTTTTTTGTTGGCTAAATATAAAAGGAAGTGGGGGTGCGTCATGAAGCGGGTTTTACTGCTCGGAAGAAACGGAAGAATCCTTGATGTAGTCTGCTGGAAGGCAGCGATCAATCTGACGTACTTCCGTGGATGCGGAAGGGATGTCGTGTTCCCGCTTGAATATCATGATGTTGAGGTTCGTTCTCAATATCAGTCTTTCAAGCTTCCGGCGGTTATGATTCTGCTTGGCAACCGTGACCGCTACCCGAATAGTGACGTGCTTCCGCTGTCCCGTTCAAATGTGTTGCTTCGGGATGAATACACGTGCCAGTACTGCGGAAAGAAATTGTCTTTCACAAGCGGTACGATCGACCACGTTTTTCCGCTGTGCAAGGGCGGCACCAATACGTGGAGAAATGTGGTTGCGTGTTGCGAAGACTGTAACAACGAAAAGGATGACTTGAGACTGGAACAGTACACGAAGCAGACGGGTAAGAAGCTGAAGAAAAAGCCACGGACTCCAAGCCGTGGGGTGCTGTTCAGGTCTTATGTTGAAAAGGAAGGTTACGGCTGTTGGAAACCTTACATCAGCGTGTAATTTTCCTTGAAAATGTTCTTTGACAATTGTATAACGTAATAGCGGAATTGGAGCTGTAGCTCAACTGGTCAGAGTATCGGACTGTCGATCCGAGGGTTGCGGGTTCGAGTCCCGTCAGCTCCGCCAGATGACAACGCAGTGGGGAATTCCCCACTGCTTTTGGGCGGTTAGTTCAGTTGGTAGAACGCATGGATCACAACCATGAGGTCACTGGTTCAAGTCCAGTACCGCCCACCAGAAACAAACGGAAGGTTAAGGTATTTGATTCCGAGTCCTTGGTTGAATTATATGCGTTATGCGCCAGCTTTGGGTTGGCCTTCCGTGAATAAAATCCAGCACGCTTCAGTGATGGGATACTTCTCCATTTTAGGAAAAAAAGCAACCTGTCGCGTTTTTTGGTGCTGGTTTATGGCCCTGTGATGTAATTGGAAACATGTCAGGTTTTCAGCCTGATTTTTGGGGTTCGAGTCCCCACAGGGTCACCAAAAAATAATTCCAGTACGCTTCAGTGAAGAGATACTTCGACTTGTAATCGAGAGGTTGCGGGTTCGAGTCCCGTCGGTTTGCTTCGGCAAACTGTAGCTCAATTGGCAGAGCGCTAAATACCTCTTTGCGTTTTTTGGTACTGGAATTTTTCGGGGATGAAGACGAAGTGGACGAGTCACTGCCCTGTCACGGCAGAGTAAGCGGGTTCAAGTCCCGTCATTCCCGCCAAGTTTACGTTCCGGCGTGGCCCAACGGTAGGGCAGCTGGCTGTTAACCAGTTCATTGGAAGTTCGACTCTTCCCGCCGGAGCCATTTGCGCAAGTGCTGGAACAGGTAGACAGGCCAGTTTGAGGGACTGGTGTCCGAAAGGGCGTGGGAGTTCGAATCTCCCCTTGCGCACCAAATAATTTTTTGATAAAGTGCAATAGGAAAGGAGAAACAACAAATGCTTGATCTCACTTGTACCAAAGGGGGTCTGCCATGTTAGAGCCTTAACGAAAGGAGCTAAACATGAGCAGAACCTTCAAGAAGTACCCACGGCACTGGTATAGGCGTCCAAGCGGACGTAAGAGAGCGCTGGTGAATGGGGTAAGGAAACGGGCTGTGCCTCCCGACCCTTACGATGATATTCACCCCGACAGACAGTGCTTTAGTGCAGACAAAGTTGGTTTGGAGTTGCACAAGTTGGGATGGAGCAACGAAAAGATTGCCAAGCGTTTGAGTTGGAGATTCAAAGTTCCTTACTTGGTGATTTGGCACAGCATTATCCCCGACAAACCGTTTGATTGGTGGTGGTCTTGCAAGTGTAAGGAATGCAATGAAAAATACCAAGCTTGGCGGGAGTGGCGCGGAGGAATGCGTCTTTATTCTTGGGATGAGTTGGCAGTGGAACGCGGCTGAGACAAGGAAGAATAGCGGTGTGACGAAACTGGTAAACGTGCATGGCTTAGAACCATGTGCCCTTTGTGGGCTTGAGGGTTCGACTCCCTTCACCGCTACCATTTGAGGAAAGAGCAAATGACAGATATCATTGTTCTGACTCACAACAAGGAAGAGAAAACCTGTCGTTGTTTTGAATCCATTGCGTTGAATACAAAAAATTATCGGGTGCTTTGGGTTGACAATGGCTCAGAAGAAGCAAGCATTCAAAAGGTTTTGCCGTTTGCTGAAAAGCTTGAAAACTTTCGCTTGATGCGCAACAAGGAAAATGAAGGGTTTTCAAAAGGGGTCAATTGCGCCTTGCGTCTTTTCTTGTTTGACGGATTATCTGATCACCTTATCTTGCTGAACAATGACGTTGTTGTGACGAAAGGTTGGCTTGATCATTTGATTGCTGCGATGAAGAAATCAGGTTTGGATGCAATTGGCCCAGTGACATCAGACAATTGTCAACAAAGCCTTGAAGCATTACGGCCTCAATTGAGTAGAAAATTGCCGGAGTTCACGGACGAAACGACAGAGGAAAAAGCGAGAATATTATATGAGGACGCAGGTAGTGCAGTTTATCCGGTGACTTCAATCTTGACTTTTTTCTGTGTGTTGTTTCGCAGGGAAACGGTTGAACAAATCGGGTTGCTTGATGAAAACATTTTCGCCTACGGTGAAGATAACGATTATTGTGAGCGAATGAAACGCACGGGGAAGAAAATGGGATTAGCTGTTGGAATTTACGTTGAGCATGATCACGGCGCAACGGCTCAGTTGTTTGGAGACAGCTGGAAAGAGAAACAAATGAAAAAGGCTTCGGCGTATATCCAGCAGAAATATAATCTTTAGGCGTTGTGGTGAAACTGGCAGACACGCATGATTCAGGGTCATGTTCCCTTTTTGGGAGTGAGGGTTCGACTCCCTCCAACGCCACCATCGGCCCTATGGAGTAATCGGAAACTCACCAGATTCTCAGTCTGGAATTCAGGGTTCGAGTCCCTGTAGGGTCACCAGCTTCGGATTATGAATTGCTTAAAAGATAAAGGGCGATTAGCTCAGCTGGACAGAGCACTTGCTCGACAAGCAAGGGGTCAGTGGTTCGAGTCCACTATCGCCCACCATTGTAGGAATCGGACGCGTAGCTCAGATTGGTCAGAGCACTTCTCTTACAAGGAAGGGGTCACAGGTTCGAGTCCTGTCGCGTCCACCAAATGAAAGGCGGTGGAAAATGGAAAACAAGGCGCTACCAAAGATCAAACTACGGGCCGTAAAAGAACCACAAAAAGAAAAGGCTCCAAAGAACACGTATTTGCTCACCATGCGCTTTCCAATCACCGCACTTGACGATGTTGAAGCGCGCGAACGTGCTTGGAAGCATATGAAGTTTCATAACTTTGTTAAGCTTGATGCAAAGCTTCAACGTGTTCGTGACAAGAAGGCACCGGAGAAAGTAAATCTATGATTACAGTGACGTGTAATGGCTGTTTTGACGGGTTGCATCCCGGCCACTTGTTTTATCTTGGTTATTGTCGAGCGCAAGGTGACCGTTTGGTCGTTGGGATCAATTCCGATGAATACATAGCCAACAAGAAAAGAACAAAGCCGTATTTTGATGCTAAGCAACGTAAAGAAGTATTGCTGGCGCTCAACATTGCTGAAGATGTAATTGTGTTTGATGAACCGAATCCAAACGAATTCATCCGTAAGGTTCATCCGCAAGTGCATTGTACGGGTGAAGAATACGGCTATGAATGTGCTGAGTCAGTAATTTGTAATGAGCTTGGAATCAAATTGGTATTGGTTCCAAGAACGGCAATATGGTCAACGGGAAGTTTACCGTTGATTGGAATGAAATGGGTTGCTGATTTTATGAATAGCGGAAAATGAACGTGGAGGGGAAAATGGGCAAAAACTCGCAAGATAAAGGTGATTTGAGCAAGGTTATGATCATAGGTGCCTTGATGAAGAAAGACAAAAAGGTACTTGATACAATTGGAGAAAATCACAGATTTGATCTTGCGTTTTATGAAGAAGGGACAAGATGTTTCAAAACGGTTCAATGCAAAACAGGACAGTACAAAAACGGTTGCGTGATTTTTCCTACTTGTAGTGTTGTCAAGAATTCCAAAACTGGAAAACACGAAAGAAGGACTTATAAAGGTCAAGTGGACTTTTTTTGGAGTGTATTGTCAAAAGAAAGAAAAGTGTTATCTTGTCCCGGAGAAAATTGCCGGTCAATCTTACACGTACTTAAGAGTTGAAAAACCAAAAGTCAAATGCAACAGGATAAACCGAGCTGAAGATTATGAATTATAATCGGGGGGATGGCTGAGCGGCTTAAAGCGCACGGTTGCTAACCGTGTGGGCGTTAGTAGCGTCTCGTGGGTTCGAATCCCACTCCCCCCGCCATTCAAGGAGGGCTAAACCAGTGAGGTGTTAAAGCCTCCGCAGGTTCGAATCCTGTCCCCTCCGCCACTTTCAAAGAAAGGAGACAAGTGTGTCAGATGCCAAAAAGTCTCGCAAACTGGAACGCATCAAAAGGCGCATGGAAAACGTCGTTGACGACTGCGAATCGCTTTTGAAGATTTGCAATGGCGACTTGCGCATGAAAGAATTGCGGGACAAAGCACTTGAGTTTTACAAGCTTATTTAAGGAAGGTTGGCAGAGTGGTTGAATGCGCTGGTTTTGAAAACCAGTGGGCGTCAAAAACGTCTCATGGGTTCGAATCCCATACCTTCCTCCATATATGAAATTGATATGAGACAAAACTTGACTTTGACTGACCGGATTTGTATTGTTGTCTTTGTATCGTTGATGATTCTGATGCAACCATTATGGGTTGCGTTGAGAATTCTTCAATGGTTGATCCGGTTTTGGAAACCTGACTTTCATTGGTAATGTGTGCCCGTGGCTCAAATGGATAGAGCACCTGACTACGGATCAGGAGGTTGTAGGTTCGAGTCCTACCGGGCATGCCAACTCAAAGGAATTGCAAATGAAATTCTTTGATGGAACATGGGGATGTTTGATTTGGATTGTTTTGATAGGCGGTTTACTGGTTTACTACTTGGCCTGATTGGAATTCTATGGTGAGAGTAGCTCAGATGGTAGAGCGTCTGGTTGTGGTCCAGAAAGTCGCGGGTTCAAGTCCCGTCTCTCACCCCAATATCAACGAAAGGATGAAATTTGATATGGATAATCTTAATCCTGTTCATGTATATGATAATTGCTATGATATTTTTTCTGCATGAATGTTCTAAAATACAAAAGCATGTTCCGCCAAAACGTCTTCGACACTGTTCGGTTTACAGGACGCTTCAATGGTTTGAAGCAATTGTTCGAAGCGTTTTATGGCCGGTTGTGTTGATATTGAATATCTTTTAGGAAGGGTGGCTGAGCGGCTTAAGGCACTGGTTTCGAAAACCAGCGGACGCCAAAAGCGTCCCGTGGGTTCAAATCCCATCCCTTCCTCCATTGTAGGGAACAATCGATGTTCGCTTGGTTTAAGAAATTGTTTTGTAAGAAAGAGGAAGCGCCAGAAGTAGTGGGCTTGAAAAAGTTTGAGCATCACGCTGAAATCACACTTGAATATAGCGATGGCAAAAGGGTAACACTTTGCGTTCGCAAAGGAGAATAATCATGGATCATTCAGTTACTTCCCGGAGCGGCGAAAGCACGATGGGGCGCAGGCCGCGTGAACCGGGAGGGATTTATGAATCCAGAACGTCGGAGAAAAGGGTTGCTGAAGGTTTGGAAACTGATGCGGATTTGGCGTAATTATCATGATGGCGATAAAGAATACGCCAATGATGGGTTGATTGCGCAAGGGCATGAGAAAAACCGGAAGCCGTGCTCTTGTATGATGTGTTGCAATCGTCGCCGTTCAGGTTTTAGTAAGGGAAAAGAAAAGCTTACAAGACAGGAGCGAAAATCAGAAAACAGTTTCAAGGATCAACTGGATGAATTGTAGAGGGGTGTGGTAATTGGTAGCCAGCTGGTTTGGAACACCAGTGTGCCCTAATAAGGCATTGCGGGTTCAAATCCCGTCCCCTCTGCCACTTTTGAACGATGCTGAGGGATAGCTCAATTGGTAGAGCACTTGGCTCTGGTCCAAGCGGTTGCAGGTTCGAATCCTGTTCCCTCTGCCATTTTATGGCCCGTAGTATAATTGGCAATACACAAGGTTTTGGTCCTTGTATTCCACGTTCGAGTCGTGGCGGGCCAGCCAACGGGACGGTAGCTCAATTTGGTTAGAGCATCTGCCTTTTAAGCAGGAGGTTGTGGGTTCGAGTCCCACCCGTCTCACCAATCTTGAAAGGAGGAACATTGAAGTTTTTTGTAACAGGCGTCTATGGATTCATCGGCAGTTGCTTTGCAAGAATGTTGATTGAAGAAACTAATCACACGGTTGTTGGTTTTGGCCGGAACACTGATCAAAGAAATAAAGGCCGAATCAAAAGCATTATCAGCAGTGAACGTTTCAACCTTATCAATGGCGACCTTGCTGGGGATATAAGTGGATTGCTTGAAGGCGTTGACGTTGTAGTTCATTTTGCGGCAAAGACTTTTGTGGACCATTCAGTGAAAGACCCTGAACCGTTTGTCCGCAGCAATATTATTGGCAGTTATCAACTTTTGGAACAAGCACGGATTTACAAGCCCAAACGCTTCATTCACATTTCAACGGATGAAGTGTATGGCGCGTGTTTAGAAGGGTCTTACAGTGAGGATTCTCCGCTGAATCCGACAAATCCATATTCAGCGACAAAAGCAGCTGCGGACGTTTTGGCAACAGGCTACTTTCATACGTACGGGGTGAACGTTATTATCACTCGCACTGAAAACAATGTTGGTCCGTTCCAGCACCCGCAAAAGGTTCTCCCGACGTTTGTAAGGAAAGCATTGGCTGGTGAGTTGTTGCCGGTTTACGGGGATGGAAAGCACGTAAGACAATGGCTTCACGTAAAAGACCATTGCTATGCCGTTTTGCTTTTGATTGAAAAAGGACAGATTGGAGACATTTATCATATTGCTGGCTCAAAGGAATTGCAAAACATCGAGTTGGCAAAAATGGTTTTGAAAATCTTGAAAAAGCCGGAAGACGCTTTTGAGTTTATTCCGGACAATGAGATTCGGCCCAATCATGACCGGCGTTATGCGATTGATTCATCCAAGCTTCGAGCGTTGGGTTGGGAACCAAAGTTTGATCGTGATGAAACCATTCGCAAAACGGTTGAATGGTACGTTAAAAATCAAAACTGGTTGGTGTAAATTATGGACGTATAGCTCAGTTGGTTAGAGCACTCGCCTGATAAGTGAGAGGCCGCTGGTTCGAATCCAGCTACGTCCACCAACTTTATTTGCTCTCATAGGAAGGTCAGGACACCACTGCTGAAGGTAGGAGACAATTGTCGCTCGCACTACTGAGGGTGCAACACAAATAGGCTCCGTTTGGACTGGGTGAGCAGCAGGAAGGAGCGGGTTGTGGCAAAGATGAATGACAGATTGGAAAACAAAATCCTGCCTACTGTAGAATCTGTCGATGAGAGCATTTTGTGGGTGCGTAGCAAACATTGGTTTTGCAGCGGACTCTTAATCCGTCTTAATGTGGGTTCGATTCCCACCGCACCTACCAACTTTGCTCCCGTAGCTCAGCTGGACAGAGCGGGACTTTCCTAAAGTTCAGGTCGCAGGTTCGAATCCTGCCGGGAGTACCAAAATGATGATTGAAGAAAAACATAAAGACCTTTTTACAGTGAGTGATGATTATCACCTTGCTCATTGTATCGCTACTGACATGAGAATGGGCGCTGGAATTGCGTTGCCAATGCAAAAGAAATTTAGATTGAGGGCGAAAATAAGAAACAGCAACGAATCCATATTGAGTCCAACTTGTATTTTGACTGGTCGCGTTTTCAATTTGATTACAAAACGGCGCAGCAGCGGAAAGCCGACCTATCAATCGCTTCAAGCAAGCTTAGTAAAGATGCGTGAAATCATAGAACAAAAAGGCGTTACAAAACTTGCAATGCCAAAAATTGGTTGTGGCCTTGATCGTCTTAATTGGGCCGTTGTGCGTCAAATGCTTGAAGATATTTTTTATGGTTTGGAGATCGAAATACTGGTTTGCGTTTGGAAATGAAATGGGGGATTAGCTCAGTTGGGAGAGCGTTTGACTGGCAGTCAAAAGGTCACGAGTTCGAGTCTCGTATCCTCCACCACTTGTGCTCCCGTAGCTCAAATGGATAGAGTCCCTGTCTTCTAAACAGGATGTTGCAGGTTCGAGTCCTGCCGGGAGTGCCAACTTGGAGAACAAAATGGAATTCAGATGGTGGCCGTGCAGGTTGGCAAATGATTTTTGTGAGTTGTTGAAAATTCCCGCATATGTTTTAGCATTGCCACTGAAACTGATTGAACATTATCAAGAGACGATTTGGAAAAATTACGCAACTCAATCTGACCGGGCGTATACGACAACGGAAATTTCAGATGAAGATTTGGCGGTGTAGCTCAGTCTGGACAGAGCATCGGATTCATACCCCGAAGGCCACTGGTTCGATTCCAGTCACCGCTACCAATTTTGGGCGAGTGGAGGAATTGGTATACTCGCGGGATTTAAAATCCCGTGGACTAATAGTCCATGAGGGTTCGAGTCCCTCCTCGCCTACCACTTGACAGGAGAATTTCAATGCCCAACGAGTATTTGTTTGAGTGCCGCGTTCCGAAACATTACTTTGTAACGTCTGGAGCAGGCCAAATAACGCAGGATGCGGGAGCTGATCATTATGAAACAGGTTCCTATGATTTGGCTTTGCTGGATGCTTCAATTGAGAACTTCAACGTTGTGAAGTATACCAGTGTAGTCCCTAAAAATGCGGAAGAAATCCCTTTGGATGAAGCCAAAAAGTATTTCCGTCACGGCGCGGTGCTTGAATGCATCATGGCTCAAATGAACGGCCCGCAAGGTGAACATCTTTGCGCTGGCGTAGGAAGATGCAAATGCAAAGTCAATGGAAGCTACATCGGTGGCTTTGCGGCTGAGTATGAAGGCAATGCTTCGACAGAGAAAGCAGAAAAAATCCTTGAAAAAGATTTACAAGGCATTGTTGACAGGCGCTATGGAAAAAGTGGTGAAATGTTTGATCTTGAGTTCACAATAAGAGATTTGGTTGTTGACGACGAATACGGCACTGTTTTGGCCGCTATTTGCTTTATCACGTACGAATTTCCGGTGATAGGATAGAATGTGGCAGCGTGGTGAAATTGGTATACACGCGTGATTCAAAATCACGTCCGGGCAACCGGGTGAGGGTTCGAGTCCCTCCGCTGCTACCAAACTAAAATGAAAGACAAAAGCGTAATCCCAGAAGGCATTTATTGTCACGGCGTAAATGGCGTCTGCCCATATTGGTCCTCAAGGGAGGACAAACCAGAGCAGGAAAATGGATACTGTTCTTTTCTTGAAATGGGCGATTGGAACGATGAGCCTTTGACCCTTTTGTGGGATCAAGTGAAAGAATGCGGAATAAATGATGATTGGCCAACATAGCTCAATTGGCAGAGCAGGGCACTTGTAATGCTCAGGTTGTGGGTTCGAATCCCTCTGTTGGCTCCACTTCAAAGGGGAAATTATGATTTGGATTTTTCTTATTGTTGCCGTTTATATTTTCATTGATGTTTGTATCCGACAACGCCCAAAAAAGGTTGATATATACAAGCAACATTTGATAGCAGACAGGGAACAAGCAGAAGACATTTCGAGAAAACGAGAAGCCATTTGGGAAAGGTCAAAGGAAAAGAGAGAAAAATACGAGAAGGAAATCAAAACACAACAAAAAATTGGGAGAAATCTTTTCAAGGCGTTTGAGCTGATTGGTTGGTTTCGAGACGAACATAACAGACGATGGATTACGCCTTGCGGTGTTTTAGAAGACGTTGAGATTTATTTTTCTACGAAACTTTATGTTCATACAGCGATTTACCTTTTGAAGAAGAAAAACTTGTTTGCTGCCGTGGCTCAGTGGTAGAGCACGTCCTTGGTAAGGACGAGGTCATGGGTTCGAGTCCCATCGGCAGCTCCAAGCCTTTATCACCCCGCTATTTACGTTATGCAAATCATGGGCCACCTTAGCACAATTTGGCGGTGCGCTGCTTTCGTAAGGCAGAGGTTCCCGGTTCGAATCCGGGAGGTGGCTCCATATTTCTCTTTTCTGTAAAATTCCTCACAACGTTCATTCCTTTGTCGCAATTCCATTCCTGACAAAAACTTACCAGCAAGAACTATTTTCTATCAATTGTCGCTAACTGCTTCTTTTTTTTTATATTTTGCAGTTAGTAGATGGTATAGACTTCCCGCGTGGATTTCGTGAGGTCAAAGGATGAAACAATACATTGTTACTGGACGCTTCTTTGCGGGACCGTTGAAGCGATCAATCCCGGTAAATGCATATTTCTATGAATATGAGGAACAATCAAAGCTGGTAATGACAAATGCTCCGGACAGTAGCAATTTGTCGAATCAGCTCCTAACAAAATTTAATTACAGCGATGGAGATTCAGTAGGTTGGTTCAAAAGCCTTGTTCATGTTCATCATGTTAATTACATTGTCTATCTTCAAGACCTGCCAGAAAGCGTTTTGGACCTTACGGGTCCAGATGGTATTCTTGATGCAAGCGATGTAAACAATGATTCGTCCGTAACGGGAACGACGGTCAAGGATGCGCTTGAAAATCTCGCAGCAGGTGCATTGGTCATTGTCGACATCCTTGCAAACCGTCCGGCGTTTGGAGTTCAAGGGCGGGCGTTTTGGGCAACAGATACTCAACAATTTTTCATTGATACAGGAACTTCTTGGGATTTAGTTTCTGGCGGTGGTTCAGGTTTTGTTCTGAATCGAGACTTGGACTATTTCAACGGGAACACTTCACCACTCAGAGCAGATGCAGATGTTTACGGCTTTGAAGATGCGGCTTCGTTTCTTCCTTCTGTTGATAATGATGTGATTTTCAAAGTTGCTTCTCAGTTGGCATATGCAAATTTGAATACGACGACGATTTTCTTACTCTATTTTATGTCAACGTCTGAAGTGGGAAAGAATATTGTGCTGAAATTTGATTACACTGTACACGACAACGGAGAAGCTTACAATGCGGGTACGGCTTACAGTTCAAGTCATACAGTTGCGACGCCAAACAATGCAAACATGGCAACGATAACTGCGATTTCAATACCAAGTACCAATATCACGTCAAGCACGGTAGAGGTCGAATGTCGGCTAACACGTGCGGGAACAGACGTTTCCGATACACACTTAGGTGATTTTATTCTCAAACAGCTCTTGGTCACAGGGTAAGGAGGGTCTTAACAAATGTCATTCAGGGAACGACTCATCGGATCAAGAGTTGACAGCGTAGGTGTACAAGTCTCCGTTGTTGACTCAAGATTGGATTCGGTTGTTGACTCGCGTGTAGCGATCGTTGACAGTCGAATTCAAGTCGGTGATTCGACGGTTTCGAGCGAGGTAACCTCTGTCGGAGTACAAGTGTCGGTTGTTGACTCGCGTTTGACCGTCGTAAACACTGAGACTACAACGATTGATTCGCGGGTGACTGTCGTCGACTCCCGCGTGGTTGTAATTGACGACGAATTATCGGTTGTTGATA